CGCTGATCACCAACAGGTTTGTGGTTACCTCACGCGGTGGGGTGTTTTCGTTCAGCCTGATACGCAATTTGATTTTCATTTCAATCCTTCCGTCTAGTTTGTTTTATTGAAATTTATGGCGCGGTAACGTCAACGCTGTACACACCGCCCTGGAATGTCAGATCCACGGTTGTCAACTCACCCAGCGATGCTGAAATAACTGGCAGGCTTTCCAAATAGGTGTCGGTCAAAATGAAACCTGGGTTGGTAGCGCTGTCTGCTGATCCGTATGCAGGGTTTACTTTCACGGTGCATTTTGTTCCAACCAACGCTGATAATGATGCGTAGGTTTCTGTTGCTGCATATGACATGTACATGGTCACGGTCAGTTCGTTGTTTTCCAATCCGCCCGTGTAGGTGCGTGATCCCGTTCCAAATGCGGTGTCCTCTAGCGCTTCGACTGTGCGCGTCAATGATGCTGCGGTGGTTTGATCGGTGAGGTCAACAATAGTTCCAATGGCTGCGCCAATCTGGACTTTTGGGTTGCTCAACAGGGTGCTGGTTGCCATGTGGTTTCTACTCCTTAGGTTTGGTTTTTACTTTAGATGGTTTTGGTGCTTTGTCGGTGGATTGTCTAATGAACCCGCCCGCCAACAAATGATCCACGTTTTCGTCACCAGCATCAAATTGGTCACCTGGTGTTCCTAGACGTGGGGAAATGATCACATATTTCATGCTGTTTGCGCCTGTTGCATCACGGTCAATTCATAGCATGGCAACATGACACCGCCAACGTCAAGGGTGGTTGGACGGCCCGCGGTGACGGATCCAACGCCAGCCAAAACGCCTGCGGTGAGGTTGAGCAGGTTTCGCATTGCATCAAGGTTTGCTGGCCCCATTGAAATGATCTGGATTGGCCAACTAATTTTGACAATGTTGTAGTTCCATGTTTCGAATGAGCAAGCCCCAATGAACGCGCATGGTGGAACAAGGTTTCTGGGATCTGTGACTACTTGCAAACCTGTGATGGTTTCCAATTTGGTTTTTAGATCGTCCAGCGCCTCATTGAACAGGTCTGTGTATGCAACGGGCATCAGGCCACCTGCGGGCGTTGAATACCTAGCAACTGTTTGATGATTGGGGACAAGCCTGTGGTTGGTGCTGTGCCCATTTCGCTGAATGATGCAAACACATCAATTGATCCGCGTTGACGGTAAAGCGCGCCACCGTATTGGATTGTCCCCAGCGTCACGTCACCTGATGGGCTGGTGGTCAAACTATCGATGTATCCGCTTTCTAATCTTTTGCGGTAACAGTAAGCGTTTGCAGCGCTGGCGCATTGCGTCAAAAATGTGGTGTCCGCTGCGGTAGCGGTTCCAATGCCTAGCCAATCCTCAATGTTTCCAGCGGTAATCCATGTGCATACGGGATTGTAAACAATGGTTCCTGACGCTGCAACGCGCATAACATCGGCTGCCGTTTTCGCAAACAACACCTGATTTTCAATTGGTATTTGGTAATCAAACAACAGATCGCCTTGCGTATCCACACCGATGAACAGATGTTGGGGTAACGCATAAACGGAATAGGTACCGTTGAACGTTGCATCAACACCTGCCACGGTGATGGACTGGCCAACTGCAATTTCATTGGGGGTGAGTAATTGCAGGACTGCGTAATTGTCAACCAGGTATTTATTGGTGACTGTATATGTTGCCATGAGCGGTTAGCCCGCTTTCAACTAGGCCTGGGTGATCTTGCGGATCATTCCACCAATTGCTGCAAAGGTTGAAACGTAGCCATGGAATGACATCGTGCGACCCAAAACAGCAGGCGCTTCCAGGCTCTGCAACCCACGGATACTTTCGTAGAATTCGAAGGCATCGCCCTGGCCTTGACCAACGCGGGTGATGATCATGGTTTTTGCAGCAAAGTTGCTGTCAACTACCAATTGCAGACCCATTGGGGTTCCGTTCCATGATCCAGCGCTTGATGATCCCAATGCGTTTTGACCTGTGAGGCCTGCGCCGATGAATGGGAACAATGGGCGCTTGCTGCTGTCAACAAGTTGGCCAAGTTGTGACCAAACATCAACGGAAACAAACATGTGTGTCGGCATCCAGTTACGGCCTGATGCAACGTCATTTGCTGCGTCATAAACTGACTTCAACAAATCCTCTGGCGTTCCGTCCCAAACACCAGATGAGTTTGCAGCGGCAAGCAAGTTATCGGCTGCAAAATTGTCCGATGCGATCATGTATTCACCCATCAAGTCATTCAAAATCAATGACATTGCTTCAGGTGACGTGAACGAAATATCTTGTGCGCTCAATGTCACCTGGCCAGCCAGCGTAGTTTTGCTGACCGAATTCGCCGCAATGACCATTGTGGTTGCAGATACTGCTGACAATTCTGTTGATTGTGTTGCAACGCTTGTGTGTGTCGTGATCGTTGGGCGAACAAAGGTTTTTTGCTGGCCGTTATCTGGGTAAGCGCGCGCGCCCAATGCTTCGACTACTGGACGAATGAAATTCAGATCCTGAACCAATGGCCCTAAAACTGGAACAGGTAGCAAACCTGGGGTGTCGGTGGTAATTACATCACCAGCGGCTGCTTGCAAAGCGGTTTTCTTTGATGCTGTGTATTCAGCAATTGCTTTGTTGATGTTTGCGAATGTGTCGCCACCTGTGTGGTAGGCAGCCATGTATTCGCCTGCTGATGGCAAAACAAATTCACGTTTCGCCTGTGCAAAAATTGGTGCGGTTGGGATTGTTGCTTCAACTGCTGGTGCTACTGGTTCGGACATTTCTGTTTCCTTTTCAATCGGTTCCTGTGTTTCAGTATTGCTGATTTCCTCTGGCTCTTGGTGGATACTTGCAGCCACTTGTGAGATGTTGGCCATGTCACCAAATGCGCCGATTGGTACCAGGCTTAGTTCCTGCCATTCGGCTGCTTCGATGATCATGGTGCCTGCCTCATCAAATGAAAATTTGGTGGGATTTATTCCCACGCTGACCTGGTCAATGGTGCCGTCCTGGGCCATGATCAAAAAATCGTTGCCCATTGATGTGGCGCTAATCTTGGCGCTAAACATCATTCCCTGTTCCGTGTCCACGCGCTCTGTAACCACACCAATTGGCATGTCTGCCCTGTGGTATCCAAAAAGACGGGGTGCCTTGCCTTCAACAGGCAGGGATCCTGGGCGGAAAATGACGGCGGTTCCGTCACTCACTACGGCTGGCACGTTGTAGGGAACGGCTGTTCCGCTGATGGTTCGGCGCGGTGTTTCACCCGCGGCTGCATCTAGCGTGAAATCGCCTGCAATTAGTTTGATCATCGGTTTGCTAACTCCTCTTGTGTGTTTTCCTCAATAACGGTTTCGGTATCGTCCATTTTGTCTGCCATGAAATTTTCCTCTAGGTATTCATCAGCATCAAATTCGACATACGTGCCACGCGGTAAAACATTATCCATTGACAGCGCACCAGCAATGGCATCTGCATACAACTTGACACCAAACAAATAAAGATCCGCGCGGGCCTGCTGGCTTGATTGGTATGAGTACGCGCCAGTAGCAACGCCAACAAGGTATGGCGGAACGTTTGCTAGACGTGACATTTCAAGCGCTTGATATTGGCTGGCCTCAATCAACAGCATTTTGTCAGGTGTTGCAGCGGTTTCTGTGTAGGTCAAATACTGGTTCAACGCTGCGGTTTGGTTTGTCGCGCGCGCTGCATTGAATTGTGCAGCAAGATCTGAAAGTTCCTGTGCGCTTAGTGGTTCGCTGTTTTCGGTTTGGCGCAATATGCCAGCAGGAATTGACGATGATGCGTTACGGTTTCGCGCTTGCTCTAATTTCAACGCGGTATCAATTGCGTTTGGCGCGGAATAAACCAAACCCTGTTCAGGTGACAAAAACTGCACAAGGTTTGCTGGGTCAATTTCACCGCCCTGAAAATACACCTGCGATGATGGTGCAAACCAGACGGGTGGCGCCATGTCGGTAGTGGTAATTGATCCCGCTGGCAAACGCGTAAACGATGCAGGGTAACCATCAGCGGTTCGGCTAGTGATGTACCAAAACGCGCGGCCGTAAAACAGCAAATCGTCAAGCGTCCACGCCATCAAAAACTGGTATGAAACAGATGGATCTGGACGGCGTAACCATGAACGTGGCGCGATGTAAACCTTTTCCATTTCATCGCCGTTCCACATTTCGTTGTACATTTTCAACGGCATTGAACCGATAACCGATTTGAAAAGTGAGTTTGCGCGGTTGATCGTTGGCACCGATACGGCAGCGTTTCTTTGTTCACCTTCACGGTAGGTGTAGTACTGGCCGATCATGTTCACGCCAACATTCGATGATGAATAGCCTGGCGCAAATCCGCCTGCCACCGCTGGTTCCCCAGCATGTGTTGAAATAGCGGCCTGTTTGTTACGGCTCAAAATACCCATGCGTCAAGCATTACACACATTGGGTTGTTGTTGGTGACACCAGGCTATGCGAAACCCGACAGAAGGCGAAGGCCAGCCTGGTGCCGTTTTCATATTAGCCATTTGAAACAACCATCATGGGTTTGCCACCAGTTTTTGGTTTGCTAGTCAACGCTGCTGCAAACACCGCTAGGCGCGCTAATTCGATAGGGCCACTTGAACGTTGTGATGAAAGCGCTATGGATCCCTGTGATCTGACCGCTACCGCGCGCCCGATATGTTCAGCCAGCATGGTTTCACCTGTATGCACTAACAGTTTTTGGCGGATCATTTGGCGAACAGGGTCTGTCCATTTCAAAATTTCGCCGTAACCCACGATCACTTTTTTGCGTTCTAAATGCAACGGCCAATGCAAATCAATGGACGGCGTGATAGCAAATTTGATTGCAGGGTTTTGGTTTAGGCGTTCAACGTGTTCCATGACTTGCGCGTAGGTGTCCACCATGAATTCAACGGTGACCGCGGTGCGTCCGTCTGGTAGGGCTACGGCGCGCAAACCAAAATACCGTGTTTCGTCCACGCTGTTTTCAATGGCCACGGTTCCACCGTCAGGGATATCCTCTTCGAATTTGAGTGATTGCCATAGCCCAGGTGTGAGCCAACCCTGATCTGATGCCACCCACAGGTTGCATGAGGCGCGAAGGAATTGGGTGCGGTCTGGGTTTTCGCTTTCCGCTGTGATGGTTTCCATTGTCAACGTGTGCCCCAATGCTGGGTTTCCCCATGCCCATGCGGCGGGGTTCATTGGGTCAAGGTCTGGTGGCGG